ACTTGCTTATTTGTCCTCCTGTCACCGATGATGCCGATGGCGTTACTATTGCTAATTACGTTGCAACTGCAGCAGCAACACGTAAAGATGCTATTGCGTTTTTATCTCCGCCTGTATCAACGACTGTCGGCAATACGACTCCTTTAGTTTCTATTAAAAGTTTTTCAGATCAGATAAATTCAACTTCATATGGAACTATTGATTCTACTGCGGTTCGTATTTACGATCGTTATAATGACGTATACCGTTGGGTTCCTGCCGCTGGTAACCATGCTGGAATTTATGCATATACCGATCAAGTTGCAGATGCATGGTTTTCTGGCGCTGGCTTAAACAGAGGCTTCTTAAGAGGTGTTGTTAAATTAGCGTACAATCCTAGTCAAGCAGATCGTGATTCATTGTATAAAGCCCGTGTTAATCCAATCATTGCCGCTCCTGGTCAAGGTATTGTAATGTATGGCGATAAGACTTTATTGTCCAAGCCTTCTGCATTCTCAAGAATCAACGTACGTCGTTTGTTTATTACCTTGGAAAAAGCAATTTCAACAGCCGCTAAATATCAGTTGTTTGAATTGAACGATGAATTCACACGCGCAATCTTCCGTAACATGGTTGAACCTTTCCTACGTAATGTACAAGGTCGGCGCGGCGTTGAAGACTTCCAAGTTATATGTGATGCAACGAATAACACTGGAGAAATTATTTCTTCAAATAGCTTTGTAGCTGATATTTATATTAAGCCGGCAATGTCAATTAACTTTATCACGCTTAACTTTGTTGCAGTTCGCAGCGGTGTTAACTTTGACGAAATCGCAGGGTAATAGGAGTTCATATGACTTTACAAGTAGATAAATTTAAAGCAAAATTAATTGGTGGCGGTGCACGTGCTAACCTTTTCAAAGTTACTGTTAACTTTCCTGGTTATGCCGGTGGTGATGTTGAATTCACTTCTTTCATGGTTAAAGCAGCTTCATTACCTGCGTCGACTATTGGTTTAGTCGAATTGCCTTTCCGTGGACGTATTGTTAAACTTGCTGGTGATCGTACTTTCGATCCTTGGTCAATCACAATCATTAATGATACAGGAATGACTGTACGTAACGCATTTGAAAAATGGTCTAATGGTATTAATGGTAATAAGTCTAATACATCATTAAGCAATCCTGCCGATTATCAAGTTGATATGTCTGTTGATCAATTAGATGGTCAGGGTAATATCGTAAAAACTTATGATATACGTGGAGCATGGCCTTCTGTTATTTCAGCTATTGATGTAAGTAACGATTCCACAAATACTATTGAAGAATATACTGTTGAAATTCAGTATGATTATTGGGAAGCTGCTGGTATCACTAGCTAATAACCAATAAATATCGCCTAAGGGAGCTTCGGCTCCCTTTTTTGGTATATATAAATAATTAAAATGCATTAAATAAACAAGGCTGATCATGAGTGAAAATAACAAAGTAGAATTATCAAAAGATGCTATTCTAGAAGATTCAGCGGAAGGTGGATTTAATGCATACGCATCATCACAGACCGACATAAACGAAGGCGCACTTGGTTTTGATTTAGAGAATGATAAACAGAAAGCTGAAACTGCTAAAAAAGACAGAGTTTCTCACAATGTTATCACTCCTCAAGATTCAGATGGTGGTACTTCAGTCGATTGGTACGAAAATGGCCAAGCCGCTGCAGGTGCTATGGCATCACAATATGATGTTGATTTTTTAAACTTCGGAACAGAAAAAGAATTAATTAATCAGTATCGTTACCTGTCAACTATTCCAGAAGTAGATGACGCAATCGAAAATATAATTTCAGATGCCATTGTTTCTAGCGAATTAGAATCATCCGTCAGACTTGTATTAGATGAAGTTGATACTATAAAGGGTGTCACTAAGAAGAAAATGCTTGAGGCTCATGATGAGATCCTAAATCTTTTAAACTTTAGTACTGAATCATATAACATCTTTAGACGATGGTATATAGATGGTAGTATATCATATCAAATGCTTATAGATTCTGATAATCCAAAAGCCGGTATTAAAGAATTAAAATATCTTGAAGCAACCAAAATTAAAAAGATTAAAAAAGTAATAAAAGGTGTTGAATATATTGATAATCGTCCGGTTGACGTTATCAAGGGAACTGAAGACTATTTCATATATGACGCATCTGATGAGGTAACAAATTCAAGATCAAGCACAATGCTAGAATTTAAAGCAGATTCTATTGCATATGCAACATCCGGAATTGTTGGTAATAATGGCGTAGTATTATCACATTTGCACAAAGCAATTCGTGTTGCCAACCAATTAAGATTGCTTGAAAATTCACTGGTAATTTATAGACTATCCCGTGCTCCTGAACGTAGAATATTCTATGTAGATGTTGGTAACTTACCTGGTGCTAAAGCAAATGAATACATCAATAACATCGTATCTAAATTTAAGAATAAAATTAAGTATGATGCAACCACTGGTAATGTAACAGACTCTAACGATGTTATGTCAATCATGGAAGATTACTTTTTGCCTCGTCGCGAAGGTGGTCGTGGAACTGAAGTAACGACTTTGCCGGGTGGCGAAAACTTAGGTCAAATAGAAGATGTTTTATATTTCCAAAAGAAATTATTTAAATCATTAAATGTACCTAACTCTAGATTACAAGATGATTCATCATTCTCTTTGGGCAGATCATCTGAAATATCAAGAGATGAAGTTAAATTCTCTAGATTCATTGATAGAGTCCGCAAACGATTCACGCGTTTATTCTTACAGTTACTTAAGACGCAATTGATTCTTAAGGAAATTATAACTGAAGATGAATGGTATTACATGAAAGAAGATATACATTATGATTATCTTCATGATATGTATTTTACTGAATTAAAAGAAATTGAAATTATACAAGAACGTCTACAAATTTTGTCGCAAGTGGATGAGTATGTAGGTAAGTATTTTTCTAAAGAATATATACAAAAGAAAATACTGCAATTTAATGATGAAGATATCGAAAAAATTGATTTGCAGATTGCACATGAGAAAAAGACTGGAGTATATGATGAGGATGATGAGTTTGCTGATGAAGAACCATCTGACAATACACCTCCTGAAGCTAAAGAAGAAGATTTTGTTTCAGAATCATCTGGTGATGAATTAATGCAAAAATTAATCGAATCCCTAGAAAAAAGTAACTAGTAGATAACAATATACCCTTACCAATCAATTTGGCGAGGGTATATATAAATAAGTAAATAAGTAAATTTTTATTGATATAAATAAAACATAGTATTTACAAAAGGTAAACATAATGAGTGATATTAAAACATTGATCAGAAGCGCTGGCGTTGATCAGACTGCAGATGCAACACAGGCGTTTGAACAAATCATTGCCAAGAAAATAGCAGATCGTTTAGAAACTAAGAAGATTGAAGTTGCCTCAAACATTTTCAATAAATTAGAAGAAAAATAAATGAAACTTATTACAGAACATAACGATATATTAGAAGTTCTTACTGAAAATACCAATGGTAAGAAGACTACATTTATCGAAGGTATTTACATGCAGGCCGATAGGAAGAATCGTAATGGTCGTATTTACGAATCTAAAATATTGATTCCTGCCGTTAATAAATACATTAAAGAGCAGGTTGATACCGGCAGAGCCGTTGGTGAATTAAATCATCCAGAAGGTCCTTCTATTAATCTCGATAAAGTATCACATAAAATTATTTCTCTTAAGCAAGAAGGTAAAAACATTATAGGTAAAGCACAGATACTAAATACTCCTATGGGCATGATTGCTCAGGGTTTATTAGAAGGTGGTGTTCAACTAGGTGTTTCTACTCGCGGTATGGGATCAGTAGAACAGCGTAATGGTGCAATGTATGTGCGTGAAGATTTTGCATTAGCCGCTGTTGATATTGTTCAAGATCCATCTGCACATGATGCCTTTGTTAATGGTATTATGGAAGGTGCTGAATGGATTCAAGATGCTGTATCAGGTTCTTGGAGAATGCAAGAGCATTTAGAAAATATTAAAAATGGCTTAAAAAGAAAAACAATCAATGAAGCTAGAGCCATGCATGAATTTCAAATTATTTTAAATACATTAAGTGGCAATATTAAGTAATTTTTTGTATGTATAAATAGTTTACAGAATTTGACATTGTGTCAAATATTACAATTATATTTTATGGGTTGAGTATTAATACTCTTTGAGAACGAGACTGAATATGCCAAGGCTATTCCTCTCAAAGTTAGTTTATTTCATGGAGACTAAAATGTCTAAAAGTACATTAGAAGAATTACAAAAAGTCGATGAACTTTCTGAGGAAAAAGACGTGGTAGAATTGTCTGAAGCCGAGATGAAGGAAGAAGACATCGCCGAAGAAGCTGCAGAAGTTGTCGCTGAGATGACAGCTGATGAAGAAGAAGATGATGATAGCGAAGATGATGATAGCGAAGAAGATGAAACTGAAGAAGAAGATGATACCGAAGAAGAAGAAGATGAAATGAAAGAATCTTTTGAAATCGATATCGATGCTGATATTAATGCACTTGTTGAAGGTGAAGAATTATCAGAATCTTTTAAAGAAAAAGCAACTTTGTTATACAAGACTTCAATTGAATCTAAATACAACGAATTGAGAGAATCTTTGGAAGAAGATTTCCAAGATAAGTTAGTAGAATCAGTTCAATCTATTGAAAATGATTTAGTCAATAAAGTGGACCAGTTCCTAGACTATGTTGTTGAACAGTGGATGGATAAGAATCAATTAGCAGTTGAACATGGTGTTCGTACTGAAGTTACTGAATCATTTATCGGTGCTCTTAAAAGCGTATTCAACGAACATTATATTGATGTTCCTGAAGGAAAAGAAGACTTAGTAGAATCATTAGAATCTGAAAAAGAAGCTATGACAACTAAGCTTGACGAAACTATTTCTGAAAATGTTAACTTGCATGCTGAAGTTAAAGTTCTTAAGAAGCTAGCTACAATCTCTGAACTTTCAGAAGGTTTGACTGTTTCTCAAGTTGAAAAATTGGAAGGTTTATTGGAATCTGTTGATTATGATGATTCTTTTGCAGGTAAGGCCGGTATTATTATCGAGTCTCACTTCAAGAAGTCTATTAATAAAAACGAAACCGAAACTCCAGCCGGCCTAAGTCAAGAAGAAAAAGAATTCAAAACTAAAGTTGACCGTTATGCCGATTATATGGCATCACAAACTAAAAAATAATTTAACCCTAAAATAATAATTGGAAATATTAAAATGTCTGAAGAATTAAAAACAAGTAAAGCCCGTATCGATATGTTAGTCGAAAAGTGGGATGCAGTACTTAATAACGAAACTGCTGGTAAAATCGAATCTTACCATAAGAAAGCCGTTACTGCTCAAATGTTGGAAAACCAAGAAGTTGAAATGTCTAAGCAACATTTAGCTGAAGCAGCTCCTGCTAACAGCACTACTGGTGTTGCTAACTTCGATCCAGTATTGATCTCTATGGTTCGTCGTTCTGCTCCTAACTTGATTGCTCACGAATTAGCTGCTGTTCAGCCTATGACTGGTCCTACAGGTCTGATCTTCGCAATGCGCTCACGTTATACCGCTCAAGACGGCGATGAGGCTTTAGGTATTGATGAAGCTAATTCTGCGTTCTCTGGTGCTGGTACTCAAGCTGAAGGCCCATCTTCTTTGGGTGGTGTTGATACTACTCCTGCTGACGGTGTAAACGATGC